TCACCGTAGTCATTCTTCTCGTTAGTAGTATCGGTATTTTCAATTGCAGGACCAGTGCCAACGCCATACTTTCCGAGGAAAGGAATGTTGTTGGACTTCTGGATCTTGATACCAGCAATTTCAAACAGGCCGTCGCCAGAGTTCAGATTACCCTGGGTGTTTCCAATATCCCGATTCAGAATATTGGTGTCTACGCTAGAAATAATTGAGTAATATTGTCTAGGCGAAAGTACAGCGACACGTCCCTCACGGGGAGCTGAACGCTCGTCGAGAAGTGCAGCGGCCTCGAAGAAACCATCTACAAGAGCCTGAGCATCAAACTCTTTGTTTGCACCTAATGCCACTGTAAATCCACCGGGTTCGCCAGTCACAGGAGCGGTAGCTTCTGCGGCACGGTCAAGAACACGGAAGATACGACGATCGTAATGTTCGGCCAAACTTTGCCCGATTTGACGAGCAATTGGGCCACGAATATCAAATTGAGCAAGTACGCTATCTAATTCATATACGAAGGCTTGACTGACAAGTAGCTGGTCTACGGTGATGGTGGTTTCTGCTTGCTTAGGAGCACCATCTGTACCAGCTCCATTACCAAGTAGTGGGGTTCCAGGCGTATGGAAACCCGCCGACATGGCGCCTGTATGGATGAATTGGGCCTCTTTGCCGTTAGTAAGAGTACGGCTCTGAACAAGAGGCTTGGCGACTAGGGCTGTACGGAAGGATTCATACACCTCGCCAGTGAACAACTTGAGAAGCAAGGCGCGTGAATCGCTGCCTCCGTTAGACGCGCCTGGGCGCGTAAGTAGCATGTTTGACATGATTTATTTAAAAAGTAAAAAAGTGAATATGTGCTTTGAAGATCTTCAATAAAAAAAGTATTCAGTTGTCGAGTAATTACACCGACTGGGGTATCTCTTTCAAGGCCCAGATATATCGGGCTGGTTTTTTACAAGGTCCGAAGCTTCCTTAATACGGTGGGAGGGAATCGAACCCCCCCTAGCTCCTCCAGAGCACCGACTTCCGTAACAGTCCCTTTCCGAAGACGTTTACATGAGATCCCCAGACCGACCAAGTTTTTCTTGAATATCGAGTCTGTAAGCGGGATCCTCTTGGTATCGAGGATCAGAGATAGCCCTAGCCAATTCGGCTTGACTACGGAATCCCGGTTCAGGACGAGGTGCCCTTGAACCAGATACCTGCTGACCCTCATAACCATTGGACTCGACGTATTTCGATCTGAGTCCCTGTACTGCCCAGTATATGGCGTCAGGGTTACCACTTGTCACCACAGCGTCATAAGCCGCAATATCTCCAGGATCAAGGGCATCACTGGCCCAACCAATCATTGTTTGGTATTGGTCATTGCCGCCTACTGAGTTCATGATGCGGTCAACATCTTCCTGAGGAATGGCACCAGCAGGCTGTTCTGGTTTGGAGCTATTGACGTACTCCACCCAGTTTTGAATCAGCTCTTTGCTGTCTAGCTGTGAAAGCTTTTCTAGGGTTTCAGGAGAAAGCTCACCGCCTTCTTCATACTCCTGAGAGGCCGACTCAAGGGCTTGATAAGCCTCTGTGGGTTCCTCGTCGGTTTCGCCTTCCTCAGCCTCTTCCTGTGGCTTCTCAGCGTCAACAGGTTCGTCATCAGAAGACTCGGTGCGTTCCCCAAGCTTTTTTTGAAGTTCCACGTAAGCCTTCTCAAGCTCCTCAGCAGACTTGTATTTACCTGCATAGTTAGCCTCGTTTTCAAGGGCCTTACGCTCTTGATCGAACTTTTCTTGGGCGGCCTTGTCTTGCTTGGCAAGAACCTCTTCGCCTACCTGCAACGCTCGCTTTTCAGCTTCTGCACGCGCAGCATCAGCAGCTTCATCTTGGGGATTAAATGTAGTGGTGGTCATTAGTGAACAGTGACTTTGATTTGATTGAGGTTTGTGGCTGTGACCCGTTGACCATTTGGTTGGCCCACACGGGATGCCCCGATGGTTGGTCGGATCTTTTGCTTGGGTACGTATTTATTTGTTGGCTTAGATTCCGGCTTCTGGGATGCCTTCTTCGGGGGGGATGCCTTCTTCGCTTCCGCCATTCATTTGCTCCATAAGTGCTGGGTTCTTCTCAGGGTCAGCTAAAGGCGACTTGGCCAACTGACCGGCTTGCTGCATAAGTGCCTGTTGCTGTGCCTGTTGCTGTGCAGCTTCAGATTCCTGCTGTTTCTGCTCAGGCGTCTTGACGAGGCCCAAGTAATCAATACCTGCTGATGCTGCAAGACGCTTGATTGCCTCATCTGGATTCAAGTTGGCGATCATTGCCTCAGGCCCAAGAGTCTGCGACAGCGTTTGCATAAACATCATCAACGCTTCACGGTCTTGGCCACGGCCTACGCCTTCAAGACCAGCGACCACTGTCGGGAAGACAGCAGGCTTGCCGTTGATCTTGGGCAACTGGGGCAACATCCGTTGACGTTGCAGAACTAGCAGCTTTCTGTTGATGAAAGGTTCGAGTAGTTCTGTAGTAAGAGAGGCATAGATTCCGCCCAACATCTCGTCAAGCGACTGTTGCGTAAATCTGATCTCTTCCGCAGTTGTGCGATCACTGTCTCTAGGTGAGAAGACTAGGAAAGCTTCACTTAAGCGTTGGGTCAACGTTTGAACCATATCAAACGCTGTTTTGAAATCTCCTTGTTTGCCTGTAGTGATAACGCCTACATCATCTGGACGGCCCTGAATAATAGCTCCATTGCCAGCTTGAGCCAGTTGATTAGGTTTAGTGGTAGCACTAGGTGAAATCGTAAAAACGACTTTTGCACTAGCGGCTGCTCCTTCTACCAGACTTTGCATAAGAGCATCAAGGCTCTGCAAGTCAGCGCGATACTCTGAGATTCTTGAGCGACCGTAATCTTCACCGTCGCAATTATTGAAACGCAAAGAAAGCCAAGGATTAGCAGTCTTAGGAGCAGAAGATTGAGATCCCTCTAGGATCTGGCCATCAACTTCCTGATACCACTTCCACTGACCGTCGATAAGTTTGACGCAAGTGTAAACCGCAACCTCATTACTACTGGGGTCGATCTTAATATCAGCAGGGATACCACCACCTGGCTCACCAACGTGATTAGCAGGTTGCAGTCCACTACTCTTAGGCTCGTAATCAGGCAGTGTGTCAGCATCTACAGCCTCCACAGTGATGATCTTAGTTACATGACCATCGCCATCTCTACGGACCACATAGCGGTCGAGGGGGTAGATCTTCAGACCTTTCTTACCCATAAACACCAAAACATTGCCAGACACAACAAGGTGCTTCATAGCCTGGTGTAATGCAACACGGTCAGCTTTTTCAGCCACGTCTTGCATCACGACACGCTCCATCTTCGACAAGACAAGATCAATCTCCGACCTTGCTTGTGCATCAATATCTGGATCCTGAGCTAGTGCCCCGTCAGAAATTTGCAACTTAAAAAATTTTGCATTGACAGGGAACAAACTCAACATCAGGCGCGAACTCATCACGTTTACGCCTCTTGCGCCGACTGATTGCCAAGGTGTATGTAATTTGTTCCCACCGGAGTGGCCGCTAGGCGGCATCAGGTACGGGACACTTAACTTGGCACATTCTCTTGCGTCGTCCAGGAACTGAGTCCTGTTAGCTGACAGCCTGGCGTATTCGGCTGCTACTGTTTTTTCCATTGATTACTTCTTTTTAATTTGAGCAATACTTAAACCACCACTTTTGGCTGAAGGCGAAGTAGTGATTCCAAGATTCTTTATACCAAGTGAATCAAGAGGTTTTAAAAGCTGCCTAGCGCCTAGACGCGCTTTTTTCTTACTCTTTTGCAATTGCTTGCTGCGTTTCAAAGTACCAGCTTCGGCAGCCTCTTCAGAACGTCCGCGATTTAATGCTTTTTCAGCGTCAAGACGAGCACGAGCTTCTGCAGCGCGTTGTGCTGCCAGTTGCTGTTGCATCTGTCTTTCTGCTGCATCGGCCGCAGCTTTCTGTGCCGCTCGATTACTTGCAGCCGCTTGTTGTTGTGCTGCCATCTGAGCTTGGAATTGAGCTTGAGCTTGCTGTTGTGCAATTGCAAATTGTTGATCTTGCCGTTGCTTTGTCTCCTGTTGAATAACCCATTGCCGTTCTATTTCTCTATTTCGATCACGACGGGCTTGTTCTTGGGCTTCTCGCTGCCTTTTTCTCTCTTCCTCAGCTCTTTGTTCTGCTTTTCTGTCAGAACTGCTTCTTCCACCACCACCACACATAATTTTTCTCCTTAGGTTTTGTCGAGTTTTGCTTTTAAAAGGCGAACGACAGAGAGCTGACCAGCTTTATAGGCAAGCTCTCTAGGATCAGTCAGATAGTCGGGGTAGACATCTGGAAATAATGAATCCAGTTCAGCCACAACGCCCTTGAGAGTCCCTGATGAAAGGGACCCTAGGCCGAGGTCTTCGGTGATAATCATTACTTTGGTTTTGATTCAGCAAATAAACACTTATCCGAATCACAGGCTGCAGGCCCTTGACCATCTCCTAGCTTGGTTCCAAAGGACTCCATAGCCAAAGAGAAGTCACTGGTAATGCGACGAGCCACCACTTCAGATTGGAGTTCGTCAAACTGTGATTTGGTAACAGGTTCAAACGGCAGACGTGGGAAAGTTTCATTTGCATCAAACCTTGCCAGTAGTGCTGCTGAGATGTAACCCTCGTCTTTTTTAATTGATTTATGAATCAACTGGGCAAGGGTTTCAATCTCATTCTCACGAAATTCCAGAGTAGCTGAAGTGTTGTGAGTTGTGTAATGCGTTTGGACCTGCATATAGAACTTGTATTGAGCCTCAACACTGAAAGCATTGATGTCAATCGAGTCACATCCAGGGATGTTTGCCCAAGATGTTTCGGTCGGAATCTCCACCAGCCATTCCGTGCAACGGGAATCGCGGGGATCATCGAGCAGTGCTCCTGTTTCGTCTCGGTCGGATTGGGAAGGAATGATTTTGTAGCCGTAGGCTTCACAAGCCAGGGCCACAGGATCGTTCTTAGCAAACGTGATGCGACGAATAAAACGAGCAGCTTTAGGTGGATGCCAACCAGGGCTAGCACCAGTCAACAAAGACTTAGTACCTGCAGGTTGAACAGTTGTAGTCCTATTGGGTACTCGCAGAGAGTGCTTAACGCAATACTCCGTTACTGTATCCTCAACAATTTCTTTCCAATAGCTGAGATATTCAGCTTCCTCAGCTGCATAGATAAGACCAAGTGGAGTCTCAGGTCGTCCCTCTTGCCACCATTCCAACCAGGCACTACCAAAAGCCATCACAAAGAAATCGAACAAGCCTGTAAAGCTGACACCAACAATGGGATCTACTTGACGGCTGTAGCGATAACGCTCCACGACAAATTCGTGGTGCAAGAGTGAGGCAGCAGCAATAGCAGCAGCTCTAAATGCTCTTGTCTGTGATGACGGATCGAGCGGATCCAGAGTGTTCAGATGTACTTCTGAAAGGTTGCAATGGAAGTCCTTACCAAGGATTTCACCACAGGGATTCAAACCATATCGACCCATACGGTGATCGAGTTCGCGGCCATCGGCCTGAGGCAGCAATGCCCCTAGGTAGTCGCGACCATGTTGGGGGTTTGATTCATATTGAGTGAGGAATTGACGCCTTCGCTCTTCGGTGTTCAACACGTCACTATTAGAACGTGCCAACGCTTCTGGTGCATATTGAATAGCACCTTCACCACTCCAGAACTGTTTACGAACAGAATCCTCTACGTCCTGGTAGGTGGGTTTTTGGTGAAACACACGGGTGTGATTCGCCATACGCAACGCATCCTTTTCAGGAGCAATACGCCATTTCCCGTCCTCACCCTGTTGCCAGAGATTGTCCTTTGCTACGGCTGCTAGTTCATCATCGCTAACGAACTGACGCATCCCTGCGCTACGCCGGACATTTCCAGCGACAACAGCAAGTGATGATTCGTCAAGCAGTAGGCAGCATTCGACAGAGGTAAGTTTACGCCCGTATGCTTTTTGGAGAATCTCTCCTGCACGGCGGTAAAAATGGGCGAGTTTTACGGGGTTTGCTACACCACCGAATCCAAGGATTGGGGTATCAGCAGGGCGAACATGTGAAAGATCGATAACTACATTATTAACGTCCTCTCTACCTGTTGCGAGTCGGAGAAGAAGAAGGAAAGCGTTTACCCAACCTTCCCGTGAATCGCCAACAAGAATTGTCGCGCATTTCTCCTCGTTAATGTGCAGCCCTGTGTTCTCATTACGCGCACCTTTGAATGTGCCTATGTTTTCAAGAACCTCATAATCAAAGCGGCTGCTGACTTCTGGGAGTTGGTTATAGCAGCGCGGTTCGATGATAGCTCCCGTACCAGATCCCATCATCAACAGTGCCATCTGCAACGAAAACGATTCAAGATCGTTCAGGTCAGTAGATGTGCAGTTGTAAGCCCCCGAATAATTTTGAGGTTGCTGAATCCACTGCGTGCCACCAACCCACAGCCAGCGACCAGAAGGCAAGGAATGGAGTTGCTCCATCTGTTGCTGCACAAGCACAGACTCTTCCCTTGTAAGCTTGCCAACAGTATTCAAGCCATCTACACAACGGCTTACAACATCGCCCCAATGTTCTTTGCCGTCACCCTTACGACGGCTATAGGTGCGATAAAAAACAGGGTTAGCCGAAGGTGCGCTTTCAGGAAAATTGCTCTTACTCATTGGTGGATACTGCTTCAGAGATAGTGGGAAATTGGTAATACATAATGTCTTTAATCTTATTTGCTATTTCTCTGTGTTCTGCTTGGGTAGATGGATCAGTGCGTAGCTCTACATAATGAATCCACGACCTAATAGTTCCGTGCATAAAAAGTTTTGTATTTGAGGCCAAAGGCAATACATTTCTTGCACACTCTTTTGCCACACCGGCTTCAAGCATATAGTTATACAAGTCATGACAATGAGCAAATAGCACTTGTGTTTTGACTTCTAAATCTTGCGTGAAAAACTCTCCAAGATCATCAATGGAGTTTTGCCGGTTTTTGTTGTCTTGTCGACGATAATGTGGAAGCTTGGGAAGACTGTCTACAGCAGCATATCTCTGAGAAAATTCCTGAAACGAAAACGATCTATGCCTAAGCAGTTGCGGACTGATCGCTCTAGTTGTAGATATTTCGACACACATAGAAGCCATCTCAAAAGGGCTCCAATGCTTATGTTTAATAAGGTATTTAAGTAACCTATTGCCGCTTAATTTTTTTGCTTGGTTCGACGGGTTAGACACCCGTGCCATTTCGACAATTAGTTCTTCTGCATTAGGAGTGCAGTGAACCAGCGAAACTTCGCTCATGCTAGGTCAAGTAATGAT